TCCAAATCTAAGTTTTTCAAAGAGAAATTTACCGATAGAAATATTGATCCATGGATTGCATTTACAACTATCATTGATTATTTAGTTGCATATGCAAATGTTGAACTAATACAAGTGATAGGAGCAATCGAAATTATATCTGTATATAATTTTTTAAACACCGGATATAAGGATAGTATTTTTGTAACACGCAAAGGCAATTTATATGATAAGAATAATAAAGTTATTGATAATCATACATTGTATGTAGCAAAAAGAGGACCATCTGATTCTATCATCGGGCAGGTTATTGGTATAACTCTTAAAAATACAGAATTTGACCCCATAAATTATATCATTGTGTACAATAAGGATAAATATATGAGTGCTGCAAGGTTTATGGTGCGCGACGTGTCTGTAAATGATGATAATAAGATTGATAAGGCAGATAACGCAAATATGGCTGCTAAAAAAATAAATCCAACAGATTCTGGCGGACATGAACGAGCGTCCAGTGTTGGTATAGATGCAAATGCTTGGAATAATATGATTTCGGTACCCGAAATCGATCATAATAAGATGTTTAAAATGGCGCCGTTAGAAGAGGACGTTCTTAAGGACATATTTGTAAATGCTCGTGCGAATCTTGGCAACGTGACTTTTTGGAAAATATTTGCAGATGCAAATTTCGACGAAAAAACAGTTTATGAAATAGTCAGAGATTCGATTAATACTGTACAATACGAAGGCTATATTAACAAGCTCATTGAATCGGGACTAAATTATACGTTTGTCGGAACATCTTGTGGAGAATCGCTAATCCAACAGACGCGTGCACCGAATCCTTATCAAACGAATCCTTATCAACAAAATCCTTATCAAGCGAATCCTTATCAAGCGAATCCTTATCAAGCGAATCCTTATCAAGCGAATCCTTATCAAGCGAATCCTTATCAAGCCAATCCGTATCAAGCCAATCCGTATCAAGCGAATCCGTACCAACCAAATGTATATCAGCGAAATCAATATCAACAAAATCCATATCCATTGAATCCTTCTCCTTTAAAAAATTCGCGTTAATTAGTAACAATTGGTAGATAAATTTATAAATTTATCTACCTATTTTTTACAACGATCTATAAAATTTCCAGCGCATGTGTTCACATATATTTTTCCATATTTTGTCATGTTGTCTGAGTTTAGTGTTATTTTTCAAAAGAGGAAAGTAACTGATGTATTCATCTAAGTCAAGTAATTCGCAAAATTTGTGCAAAATGTATGAATAATTTAAGAAATTAGTGCGATTGGCTGGGCAAAAAAGTGCAAATGGCTTTTGGATATCTTTGAACATTTTTTTGATTTTCGCTTCATCTGCGCGACTAAAATTAGGTGGTTCTTGTCCATTGATTATTTGTAATATGTGCGGTACATGTTCGTAATACTTTCGGAAATTAAGATTTTTAAGTATTCTTCTCAATTTAAAAATATCCAAGTCATTTTTGTCAATCTTTCTTTTTTTGATTTCACTGTACATGTTTTCAAACACTCTAGGCGGAATGTCAGTTGATTCTTTCGCTTGCAACTGGCTTAAAATTTCAGTCAAATGATTGATGCGTTTATAAGCGTAAGTATTTGTATCTTGCAATGGTTCTTTGTAATTAGGTTTGCTATGTTGCGTATAGAACGGTTCATATATTCCACATTTTTCGCACACTAAATTTCCATCGCTGATCAGTATATTACCACCACAATTAGGGAGGGAACATATGTTGGAATTTTTTTTCTGTTTCTTTCCGTGCGATTTATCCGTTATATTGAGATATTCGTTATACAGTTGCGCTTTACTAGTTGTAGATGTTGTCTTGGATGAATCGGAAACAGTTGCAGGGATATTGTTAGTTTCTTTCATAAAATAATTCAAAATATTTTTTTGATTTGATTCATTGAAAACATCAACAAATTCTTCCATACCGTCTTCTACTAAGTTTTCATTGTCATAATATTCTACTAATATTGGTAACGTGTTTACAATGTATTTTAAAGTATCTGAACATGATTCGATGGATGAAATTTCTGAATTGAGATTCGCAATCATGTCAATTAGCTGTGATTTTCGTCGCATACAATTACTATCACTTTTTTCAAGATCTACATGCGATAATGTTCGTAGTTCGTTTTTTAATTTAGTTAATTTTGCTTTTTTGGCGGGCAAAAGATTGTGTGTTTGCGCAAATTTGGAGATATGTTCTGTGTGCATTTGGTCAAGCGTCCTTTTTTTATTTGGCGGCGCGGCTTTGGTAGTTTTGTTTTTTACCATTTAATTATACGTTCTATATTAATTATATGGTAAACCGACTTTATATTAAATATATTTAGTCAATTAGCTGTAAAATATATGGTATATTTTCGTAATATTCGCGAAGATCGAGATCGCGAAGAATATGTCTTATTTGGTACGGTGACGGTTGAATATTTCTTTTTTTTATTTCAAAGCGTATGCTCTCGAGTACGTGTTGTGGTATTATTATACACTCTTTTGCTTGTAGTCGGTTTATGATTTCAGTAAATTTGGAAATATATGATGAATGATCCATTATTAGTGATTACATTAGAATTTATGCAATAAATATTTGAATGCATCAATTTTTTCTCAAAAGTATTCAATGAACAAATTGAATATAATATAGTTTTTTCGAACCGCAATAAAATTATAATAATTTTTTTTCTCACTAATAAGTATTATAAAGTAAAATGCCAGGCGCACTTCTCCAATTAGTTGCATACGGTGCTCAAGATGTTTATTTAACAGGTAATCCGCAAATCACATTCTTTAAAATAGTATACAGACGTCATACTAACTTTGCTGTAGAATCAATTGAACAGTTCTTCAACGGAGCTACCAATTTTTCACGTAAAAGTACATGCGAAATTTCCAGAAATGGAGATTTAATTACACAAACATTTTTGAAAGTTATTCTTCCTGAAGTTAGATTTACTGGTGATTTTTGTAGATTTGGCCATGTCGAATTTGCGTGGGTTAGACGTTTGGGGCATGCTATTATTGATGAAACCGAACTCGAAATCGGTGGTGCTCAAATTGATAAACAATACGGTGAATGGTTAAACATTTGGTATGAATTGTCTCATCCAGTTGGACAAGAACACGGTTACTCAAAAATGATTGGTGACGTCCCAGAATTAACTGAAGTCAGTACTCTCAGTTGGGATGTTCCAGATAACACTTTACTTAAACCAAATTACACAATGTACGTGCCACTCCAATTCTACTTTTGCAGAAACAATGGATTAGCCCTTCCATTGATTGCACTTCAATATCATCAAGTCAAAATCTACGTCCGATTCAGACCAGCTGATCAATGCTACATTGCAAGTGAAGCTTTCAGATCTGGAGCTGAAACATTTGAATTAGATGATGCTTCATTATATGTTAACTACGTCTTTCTTGATACTGAAGAACGTAGACGATTCGCTCAAGTTTCTCACGAATATTTGATTGAACAACTTCAATTCACTGGAGAAGAATCAATCAATAACAGTAACTCTGCAAAATACAAGTTGAATTTCAATCACCCATGTAAAGAATTGATTTGGGTAACCAAATTGGGTAACTACCAAGGAGGAAGATTCATGATCTATGATCCATATGATTGGGAATGTGCTCGTAATAAAGCAGCCAAATTATTGTTACTCGCGCAATACGATTTGGATGAATTTGGTTACTTTAACACAGTTGCAGTTGATTGCAATGATTTAGCATACAATGGAAACAATGGAATTGAATACATTGGAATTAACCCAGCTGCTCCATGTGAAGAACCATTATACACATTTAATGATTCAGCCACTGCCGCTGAATTTGCAAGCGGACACAATTTAATTGGTCGCTTAGCACCAGTTGTTCCTCTTCTCAAGAGAGTCAGAGATGTCGATCTAAGAGATAAAGTTGAAGGAGTCATCAGAATCTTTACTGATTTTGACAGTGACAACTTAACATACCCAGAAGTTGAAGATATTACCAGAAACGACTTGACAATTACCGATTTGTCAATTCCAATGGATAAATTTGATTTTGATAACCGATCAGCATACATTAGATGTTTTGACGTTATTGTTTGGTTACATGACAACTATGGTTTATTGATTGATGGAAGTATCAATCCAGTAACAGAAGTCCAATTACAATTGAACGGACAAGATCGTCAATCAAAGAGATCTGGATTCTGGTATGACACTGTTGAACCATACTTATACCATACTGATACACCAAAAGATGGAATCAATGTCTTCTCATTTGCATTGAATCCAGAAGAACATCAACCATCTGGTACTTGCAATTTTTCAAGAATTGATACAGCTTTGTTGAATCTTTGGTTCTTTGAATTTGGAAACAATAAGTATGCCGATGTATTTTTGGATAGTGATAACAAGGTTTTGATCTTTGCAGTTAATTACAACGTCCTAAGAATTATGAGCGGAATGGGGGGATTAGCCTACTCCAATTGATGAAATTACGTGAAGATTGTACAACTTTTAAAAATGATAAATGATTTAATTAATAATATAATTGTTAATTAAAAAATTGAAAGAAAAAACATGAATTAATATGCCTAGATAAACATAAGATCACAGATGGAAACACAAATTGAGTACCAAGAAGTTTTGTATAATACCAAAGAATATCACGTATGTACATATCTCGATGATGATACGAAATTATTCATAATAGATAGCGACGATTTTAATACATATGTCGATGAAGTAGGGAAATATATGATGATAGATGGAGTTATCAAACGAAAAGCGAACAACGGAAACAAATTTTATGCATTGGATAAAAAAATGATGCGTGATGAGATTGATGCAGCGGTTGAAAATGGTGACGATGATAAGTATATCAATTATGTAAACAAAATGACACAAGACATGCGAAGAACAAACATACGGTTGGTTAACATAAATATCGCGAGCGAACATCATCAATCGAATAGATGCAAAAAAGTACCAGAAGGTTTAAAAAAAGGTGACGTTCCAAAATTCATACAATATAATTCGACTGCCGACCGCTTTGCTATAGATTTTATGCATAATGGGACAAGATACTATAAATCATTGATTGAAACAGACAAAGTGTCGACAGATGGTAAATTAGAACACGCAAAAATGGAGCTAATAAAATTCGCCAAAACAAACCCTGAGATAGATAACGAAAAAAATTTGTTGACAAATTTTTCGAAAGAATGTATTAAATTGATGAGGGAATTTAACGAAATTATATCGTTAACTG